GTCAGGTGCCGGCAGATGGATCCGGTGCTAACCCTAATATCGATAACGCCACTAGAGACCGTGCCCGTGCATATGCAGCACAACAAAACGCACCGGCTGCTGCTGCCAAACAGAAAGTGGACTGGAAAACCATCTATGCTCTCAACAAGGCCACCATTGGCTCCAACCCTAACATTATTAAACCCAGAATGCAATTGAACATGCCCAATGGCACTATCTACATGGTGCAGCCCGGAGACACTCTCACCAAGATTGCTGCCAAACAAAATCAGGTTAACGAACTCAGCACTGAGAAATTGGCTCAATACAAAACTGCTGCGGCCCGGGATGCTCGACAAGCCGATCAAGAGGGCGATTTCAAACGCGGTGACAAGCGGTTTGGCGGCATTGTGAAAGCCACAAAGAAACAGTTTGATAACGATGCCAAACAGGTTGATGAGAGTCGTGCTGCTCGCAGAGCACTCATGGCTCGAATTGTGAACCACCGTTGAGTTAGCCGAAAAGTCTTGTGATTGTGTCACACAGTTGTTATACTGTGTTTTTACTGGAGATACACAATGAAAACATTCAACGGCGAACAGAAGATCAAGCTCACTCAGATCATCAACGAAGGCATGCAGGTCATGCACGAAGTGGACACACTCTCGGCCGGACTCAATGACACCATCAAGGCCATTGCCGAAGAACTGGAGATCAAACCTGCTGTGCTGAAAAAAGCCATCAAACTGGCACACAAGGCTGAATTTGGTCGAGCCAAACAAGATCACGAACTGTTGGAAACCATCCTGGAAACCGTGGGCAAGACGCTTTGAACAATTTCGTTGGCGATATTTGTGGTTGGATTCGGGATGATTATAAAACCTCTCCTGTACGTTTTTTCATAGAAATCATAGCCTGGGCAATTTCAATCGGCTGTGCCATCACCATGGCACTCACGGTACCAACCCCACCATTGATCGTTCTTTATCCCATCTGGATCACGGGTTGCTGCATGTATGCCTGGGCCAGTTACACCCGCGGTTCTGTTGGCATGCTGGCAAACTATGTACTACTGGTCAGCATCGACAGCATTGGTTTAACAAGAATGCTGCTGGCATAAAAAAATAAGTATATATATTATACAGGAATCGCTCACCTTGACGGGCATGAATCACGGCCGACCAGCCATAATTGGAAATACATGAAAAATTTTAGATCAATTACCTTTTGTTTCAGCTACTCACAGTGGTTAACCAATGATCATGTGTATGGTACCGTTCCTGTGCGAATAAAAGAATGGGCCGATCGCATGTATCCGCATCGATACACACTTGATCCTGAATGGCACGATGGCGGGTTCCACGTTGTTTTTACCAATGTGCCTAAATCTTTTGCGATGTGGGCATTGCTTTCAGCCTCATCAGTCACAGTGGTTGAGCAGGTTGAATTCGCACCAATACATCCTGATGTACTGCCGTTGTTTGATTTTGGGGACGACGAATGAGTTACGTTGATGCACTTTATGATCGAGCACACGATCGCATACATGTGGTTGAAAGGAAAGATGGCGAGAGAATCTATCGCGAATATCCCGCCAACTATGTGTTCTACTACGACGACCCTAGAGGCAAGTTCCAATCAATCTACGGCACGCCTGTATCAAGATTTTCTTCAAAGAACAACAAAGAGTTCCGCAAAGAAGTTCGCATGCACTCCAGCAAGAAGATCTATGAGAGCGATATCAATCCCATATTCCGCTGCTTGGAGGATAACTACAAAGGGCAAGATGGCCCGAAGTTGCACACAGCATTCTTTGACATTGAAGTGGACTTTGATCCTGAACGCGGATTCTCACCGGTGACGGATCCATTCAATCCGGTCACAGCAATCTCGGTGTACATGGATTGGTTGGATCAGATCGTCACACTGGCGGTGCCACCCCGGCACATGAGCATGGAAACAGCACAAGATATCGCTAGTGAGTTTAGCAACTGCTTTATGTTTGAACAAGAAGCAGACATGTTGAAATCATTCTTGGACTTGATTCAAGATGCGGATATTCTCACTGGATGGAACAGTGAAGGTTATGACATACCTTACACCGTGAATCGCATCTGTAGAGTGCTGAGCAAGGATGACACACGGCGCATGTGTTTGTGGAATCAATTTCCCAAGCAGCGCATGTTCGAACGCTTTGGCGCAGAGAACGAAACCTTTGACTTGGTGGGGCGTGTGCATATGGACTATATGCAACTGTATCGCAAATACACCTACGAAGAGCGGCACAGTTATGCACTAGATGCCATTGGTGAATACGAAGAGATTGGTCGCAAGACTGCGTTTGAAGGCACACTAGATCAACTGTACAATCAGAACTTCAAGACCTTTATTGATTACAATCGCCAGGACACAATGTTGATAGGCAAGCTGGATAAGAAACTGCGTTTCTTGAGTCTGGCCAACACCCTGGCGCATGAAAATACCGTGCTATTGCAGACCACCATGGGTGCAGTGGCAGTGACCGAGCAGGCCATCATCGTGGAAGCTCATGAACGTGGTATGGTAGTTCCCAACCGTAAAGAAAGGCTCTCAGATGAAGACACGCAAGCCGCAGGTGCCTATGTTGCTTATCCCAAAAAAGGCATCCACGAATGGATCGGTAGTATTGACATTAACTCGCTCTATCCCAGTGCTATTAGGGCCCTTAACATGGGGCCCGAAACCATTGTTGGTCAACTGCGTCCCATAATGACCGATAGGCTGATCCAAGACAAGGTGTCTCGAGGAGACAGCTTTGCTGCTGCTTGGGAGGGCCTGTTTGCCAGCCTGGAATACACAGCCGTGATGGAACAACAACGCGGCACTGAGATCACTATAGATTGGCAGGATGGCGCAGAGACTGTGCATTCAGGTGCCGAGATATGGCACATGATATTTGATTCAAATCAGCCTTGGATCTTGAGTGCCAATGGCACCATCTTCACATATGAGAAAGAAGCTGTGATTCCAGGTTTGCTCAAGCGTTGGTACAGTGAACGCAAAGACATGCAGAAAAAAGCCCGAGAATACGAAGGCAAGGACGATGTGCAGTTTGAATATTGGGACAAACGACAACTGGTCAAGAAGATTAACTTGAACAGCTTGTATGGTGCTATCTTGAATCCCGGCTGCAGATTCTTTGACAAACGCATTGGGCAATCAACCACCCTGGGCGGAAGAACCATTGCCAAGCACATGGATGCGTTTGTGAATGAATGCATCACCGGTGAGTACGATCATGTAGGTAAAAGTATCATCTACGGTGACACAGACTCTTGCTACTTCTCAGCATGGCCCATGTTGGAGAAAGAAGTTGCGGAAGGTCGCATGGAATGGTCTGCTGAGATCTGTATCGCATTGTACAACTCCATAGCAGATCAGGTGAATGACTCATTCCCCAGCTTTATGGAGCAGGCGTTCCACTGTCCAAGAGACATGGGATCTGTGATCCGTGGTGGTCGAGAGATTGTGGCTAGGACTGGCCTGTTCATCACCAAGAAGCGGTATGCTGTGCTGTACATTGACAAAGAAAACAAGCGTGTGGATGTGAACGGCAAGCCGGGCAAGGTCAAGGCCATGGGCCTGGATCTAAAACGATCGGACACGCCTGTGATTATTCAAGAGTTCTTGAGCGAGATTCTAAATAAGGTTCTAACAGGAACACAGAAGGATGAGATCGTGACACGCATAAGAGAGTTCAAATACATATTCATGGAACGTCCAGGCTGGGAAAAAGGTAGTCCCAAGCGTGTGAACAACTTGACCAAGTACGGCAAAAAAGAAGAACGTGAAGGCAAAGCCAACATGCCCGGCCATGTGCGAGCAGCCATGAACTGGAACACCTTGCGTCGCATGAACTCGGACAACTACAGCATGCAGATCGTGGATGGAATGAAAACCATTGTGTGCAAGCTCAAACCCAATGCACTGGGATGGACCAGCATTGGCTATCCCACAGATGAGATGCATTTGCCACAGTGGTTCAAAGACTTGCCGTTTGCGGATGACGAGATGGAAGCCACTGTGGTGGATCAGAAGATCGACAATCTCTTGGGTGTGCTGGGCTGGGACTTGAAGTCTAGCACCAACACAGCCAACACATTTACCAGCTTATTTTCTTTCGAATGAAACTCAGCGACACAGTCAAATATCTAAATCATCTTGACACACTCAGTGTGCATGCGGCCGCTGCTGCTGCCATGGCAGAGGTTGCCAAGATCACACATGTGGTGCAGCACCATCCGGTACAGATTGCTGATCTATCAGCGGATCTGATCTCGATTCAAGCAGACATGATGGCATGTCTGCAACAGTATGAAGAAAAATTACGGCAACACTGTCAAGATGTTCATGTGTTGGTTCAGCAGCATGATCCCGAATATTTTGCCAACAGTACTGATCTTTATCGCCAAGGCATGAGATCAGATGCAGCACAGCGTATTCTAGAACGAATCCGGCCCTTGGATCCTGCTACCGAAAAACTGTTACTTACCAGATTAATCATGTACACCGACTGGCGATATCCGGGCATGGTGATACGCCCGGCGCATTGTCTTGGCCTAGAGAGCTTGGTGGCCTTGGATCCATTGTATATGGTAGATACTGATCAGGATCTACTGACCCCGGTCACCAAATTATTCACGCCAGAATATCAACGCAGATTACGATACTACGTGATCAAAGAATACACACAGCAAGATATATTTTGTAATCTACCTGTGCAGCAGTTTGGGGTTGTGTATGCGTTCCGATTCTTTGAATTCAAACCTTGGGAAGTGTTACAACAATATCTAACTGAAATATTTGCATTGTTACGGCCCGGTGGCAGTTTGTTATTCAGTTTCAATGATTGTGATCATTGGAGAGCAGTGGCAATAACCGAAAATCATTTCTGTTGCTATACCCCGGGTAGATTGGTGCGCGAACATTCAAGAAAATTAGGTTATGAAATCACATATGAACACTATGATGATGCCGGAACCACCTGGTTGGAGTTACGCAAACCGGGCATGCTTGACAGTATCCGTGGGGCACAGACCTTGGCCGGCATCTTCAAAAAGGTCAACAACTTCTTGGAAGCTGTTGACAATTCCACACAAGATCTATATAATCAACTGGACTTGACAATGTTGATTGAATTGGCTGGTGTTTTAAATGTGGATATCAGTGAGGCCAAGACCAAGCGTGAATACAACATCAAAAAAGTTCGGCGAACCATATCAGCATATCTTAATTCAAAGGATTATTCCAAAGAATATCTTCGACAACTATTTAACCAAAGGAAAAACAAATGAAAGACCATCTCTTAGACCTAGTACAGCACACTTATGA